TCAAAATGTATAATTGGTCTGCCACCAATTGGTGGCTTCGTTCGCCTTATACAGGTAACGCTACCTCCTTCCATAGTGTTTACTCTGGCGGTAGCAACGACGGCAACTACGCCAACAACACTTATGGTGTGGTGTTTGGTTTGTGTATCTAATCTCTTTTTCTCTCGCACCCTTGTGGTGCGATAATATTGATAGGTGATTATAATGTCTGTATTAAAAAATGATCGTGGAGAATCTAGTGCAGAATTTCTTAATATGGCCGACACAATAGAGGTATACACAATTAGTCAGTGCTCAAAAATACCAAGGAGATTTTTGCATACACTGACAAATAAGATTATAAACCTATCAATAGAGTGTCATTGCAATCTTAAATCTGCTAATTCGATATATCCACGCAATAAACATGAGGCACAGATGCGCAGAGATTTATTGCAAATGGCAGTAAATAATATAGAGAATATGGGAACACAAATCCATATACTATCACGTGTTACAGACAAGATCAGTTTTGAGTCACTAGAAACGTGGTCAACAATGTTAATGACCGAATTAAAATTGATACGTGGACTGATGCGCAAGGATGCAGAAAGATACAATAAATTAAAAGACTAGGTTATGTACTAACGTCTGCCAACAATTGGTGGCTTCGTTCACCTAATACAGGTAACGCTACCAACTTCCATAATGTTAACTCTGACGGTAGCAACAACAACAACAACGCCAACAACACTAATGGTGTGGTGTTTGGTTTGATTTGGGCATGAAATATATCATAGCATAGTATATGCGACAGCATGGAATTAGTATATTAGTAATGTCCAAAGGAGTGCATGACCTTCCCTTATGGGTAAATATACACCTTGATATGATTGGCTGGACGCTTCTTGCATGGGTGAGAATTGCATGTAATATCACTTTCATAGCCATTATCATTACGCAATTAGAACAACATGATATAAAATAATATTGTATGAGGTGTTATTGTTGAATAGTGCTGAACGTCATGAAGCTAGATACCGTAGGAGAAAGTATAAGAGAGATCTTAAGAAAAGACAGGGTATTGAAAAATATGATGATTTTGATAAGGTATTTAGCTTCAAGAATCTATATGATGGGTATAAAAACTGTATAAATGGTGTCCAATGGAAGGCAAGTACACAAATATACAAGTCTAATGCGCTAATAAATATAGCAGACAGTAGATCAAAACTGTTGGATGGTTCATATAAATTAATGGGATTTTATGAATTTGATATATTTGAACGTGGAAAGCATAGACACATCAGAAGTGTTCATATAAGTGAAAGATGTATTCAAAGGACATTATGTGATAGGTGCTTAATACCAGTCGTGTCTAGAAGATTTGTGTACGATAATAGTGCCAATATTAAGGGTAGAGGATATGATTTTGCAATAAACCGTGCCACAGCACATTTGCATAAATTTTATAGATCAAATGGCCATTGTAATAATGGGTATGTACTAATAATTGATTTCTCAAAATTCTTTGACAGAATACAACACGATAAATTATTTAGCATTATCGACAATGAATTCTCTGATAAGAGGATAACTGACCTTTATAAACTATTTATATCTGCATTTGGTGAATGTGGATTGGGGCTTGGTAGTCAAGTATCACAAATATCGGCTCTATTATATCCAAACCATATAGATCATTTCATTAAAGATGTGCTTAGGATAAAATTCTTTGGTAGATATATGGACGATATGTATTTAATACATAACAACAAAGAATATCTTAAGCAATGTTTGTTGTTAATAAAGGAGTGGTGCTCAAAAGTTGGCATAGTTTTAAATGACAAAAAGACAACCATTGCAAAACTATCAAAGGGGTTTAAATTTTTAAAAATAAGATTTACTCTAACTACATCTGGTAGGGTTGTCAAAAGATTGTGCCGCCAAAATATCACAAGAATGAGGAGAAAACTCAAAAAGTATAAGAAATTTGTTCAAAATGGCAGGATGTCAATTGAAGATGTGTATACATCATTTATTTCATGGTGTGGGCATGCCAAAAGGTGTAACTCATATAAAACAATACAATCTATGGGTGCATTATATAATGAATTATTTGGAGGTATAACATGTTTGTAATAGTAAATGGTGTGAGTATTGTAGAGGTATCCTCTGCGATACAATATCTAAAAAAACAAAATGGTATCTTAATGATATCTACCGATAGTTTTGAATATATATACTCAAGAGACTCTGATATAAAGTATGATGCTACTACGCATAAGGTTTTTGATGTCGCTGATGCTGACATGCCAGACACGGCAAATATAAAAACTGATTATATATATGATGGTACATCATTTATAGTATCAGATTATAAAAAACAAAAGGATCAGATAGATAGGGTTACACCCCTTGCCTCCCTCGTTGTCAAACAGAATGTCGTAGCAATCAATGGCGATGCGGCTGAGGCACGTAAACTCTCCTGTTCCTATGTTGCCGATATGGAAACACTACTACCAATCCGCCCATGGGCTGAGGGTATGACTACTGAGCCTGGAGAACTGGTGTATGACCCAGATGGTGTCAATCACTACATGTACTCTGGTGCTGAGAAAATGACACACTCCAATCCAACATTCTATCCAGGCGCATCTGGCGTGTACTACTGGTCAATCGTTCCTGACGTGCTCAATGGTGCTAAAATCTTCCCAAGTATCGATGGCATTGTGGTGTTCGTCAAGAATGGTGATATTTGGTGGAACCCAGATAAGACCCAGAAGTATACTTGGACTGGTGATGATTATGATTGTCCGTCCAATTATTATCCTGGTGCTACTGGTGTCCACCAGTGGGTAGTAACTGAGGAGGGTGTTTGATGAATGATGTTGTCATACTTGTTGATGCAGTAGAAAAGGTTGGCATACCGATACTATTCTTTCTGATAGCCCTCTATCTAGTATTCAAGTGCTATCCAAATTATATGGAAACCAGAAAGAAGGAACGTGACCACGAATTGTCAACCCAAGATGAAATGCGCAAGATGTACAACAAGCAGTATGAGACAATGACCCATGTTGCTGAACAGAGCAATCAGATGATTGGTCAGGCAACTCAGGTTATTGCACAGGCCACCGAGGTTATTCGCATGAATACCGAGATCATCAAGGCCAATACTGATGCGCACAAGGCAGTTAAAGATGCCCTTAGTCATGATTTGGCGGCTCTACATACACTAGATGAAGACCTAAAATCACACGACAAGAGAGCAGAGGAAACCAATACTAATGTCAAGAGACTTCTTGACCGTGTAGAGTAAAGGAGGTAATCTTTATGCCATTCTCGTCAGAGGCATTGAAGGTAGGACTTGCTCCACCTGAGAATGCTACACAGCAGGAAATCGATGATTTCCGCAACTCCGTCGATCCCGACTCTATGGGATTTGATGGACAGGAAGCAGGTGATCTAAGTGAATTTGAGGATTGAACAGCGGCTGACAACCATCAACTTTACCGATAAGAATGATATTGGCCGTATCAAGTATATCGTCATTCATTACTTCGGTTCACTGGGTTCTGCCGCCGCAGTTGCCAATTACTTCAGGTCAGCCTATCGTGGTGCATCTGCTCATTATGCATTGGATGAAGGTGATATCGTCTATCAGTGCGTGGAGGATGGGGATATTGCTTGGCATTGTGGTACTAAGGGTACGTACGTACACCCATATTGCCGCAATAGCAACAGTATCGGCATTGAGGTCAGACCTTATAAGATCGACCCATCCACAGCGACAGATGCTATGAAGAAGGATTGGTACTTCACCGACAAGACCATTGACAATCTTGTGGTGTTTACCAAGTACCTGATGAAAAAGTACGATGTGCCTCCTGAGAACGTTATCCGCCATTATGACGTTACTGGTAAGTGGTGCCCTCGCCCTTATATGGGTGATGACATCAGCGAGTACTGGCACGTTACTGGCAACGAAATGTGGCGCAGGTTCAAGGAGAGAATTTCATGTAAGGAGGAACAGCCAGACATGGGCAAGATTACTCAGGAAGAGTTCAACAAGATGTTCGCTATTGCTATGAGTGAGTATCGCAAGTCATTGCGTGACAATGATAGCGGCGACTGGAGTGCTGAGGCTCGGCAGTATGTTGAGCAGGTTGGTCTGTTTGCTGGCAATGGTACTCTGGATGGCGGTAAGCCGAACATGATGTGGGAAGATTTCCTTACCCGTGAACAGGCGGCACAGCTGTTCTACAGATTCTCTAAGATCTTGGGAGTTGGTTAATATGGCTAGAGGCAAGCATGAAGCACCTAAAGAAAGACCATTCTTCAAACACATGGTCAGTATAGGGTTTACAAATCGCATGGCAACATACCTGATAGCACTACTGGCAGTCGGGTTGGCTGGAGGATTTGTATTGGCTGTTCTCAGCATCAAATATCAATATACTGGTGCCCTTGCTTGCTGGACAGTCGTATTCACTCCTATCGGTACCGCATGTAGTATTGTCCTGCACAAGATTGTCAGTAAGAGTGAGAACGAAAATACTAGTGCTGACGGTGATGGGATTAAATACGCTACTGCAATGAAGCAAATGGAAATAGATGCAACTGGGTCTGAAAATAGCCCAGCAATTTAAGGAGGATTTAATCATGGATAAAATTATGTTGCTCGTACCCATCGTATTCGGCCTGATGTTGCTGGTCAACATCTTCACCGAGGTTATCAAGAAGGTCACATGGGACAAGATCCCTACCAATCTGCTGGTATTCATCCTGTCGGTGGTCGTTACCATCGTTGCGATGTTCATCTACCTGTCTATCACGGGTACGGCGTTCATCTGGTGGATGATTTGTATCGCAATTGCTGTCGCCTTCTTCGTCGCATATTCTGCTATGTTTGGTTTTGATAAGTGGAAGCAGATGTTCGACCAGTGGCACAACCTGAAATCTAATAAAGCTTAATTAAACCATACGAAAGCTTCGTTAATGTTCGTGGACGGCTTTAATAGCCTGTATTGACTCGTCGGTTAAGCGGAACGCAACGGAGCGGTTTCTCGATCGCCTGTGACGGCATAGCGAAAGGCGGCTACAACCCAATGAGGGAGTAGCCGCCTTTATTTATATCTGTGTATTTAAATGAGAGAGTCCTTGACCCTGATGTTGATCGGGATACACTCGGTGTGGTCTTTATCGTCACGTAATCTCAGGAATACTGCATTACGGAACGACTTTACAGACTCCTGAATTGCCTCAATCTCAAAGACCTGCTTGTTGGCAATCATATTATCTGCGTTATCATAGATGAACTTGCGCATGCTATCGGACAGACCGCTTGAGCAGTTGCCACATGCTGTCAGCTTGCCATCGATATAATGACCGAATTTGATCGAGCCGAAGATGTCGGTATTCTTGCCAGTACCTGCATTGAAACCCATCATCACTACATCATGGGTGATCTTCTTCTTACCCTTGACCCAGTTATTTGCAGGTTTCTTGCCAGGAATATAGAGGGCATCGGTTCTCTTTAGGATAATACCCTCACCGCCACGGCGGACGATACGACCAAATTCCTCATTGGGATCGCCCATTAGGATCTCAGGCAGGACGATATATCCATTGACATCCAAATCAGCGATGTAATTCCAGTAGACGTGCTCAAGGATTGCTCTGCGCACCCAATAGGGTTCATTGATTAGATTGTGCCCATTGTACTCACGGATATCAATGAGCATGTAATGGAGTCTCTTGGATGGATCTACTGCCATCGTACGCTCCATTGCGAGGTCAGGGGTACATCCGAGGATCTTGGTTACATCATCAGAGATACCTCCTGGCACGTAGAGTTCGCCATGCAGGTTCGCACCACACATTTCATACACCCTACGCAGGAGAGGGGTGATATGAATACTGTCGGACTTGCAGACTGGCTGACCCTCATTGCCCTTGGCGGCAGACAATCTCTTACTGTAGAATTCACCGCCCTGATTGAGGTAGCTGTAGCCGTCGAACTTCTCCTCAACAACGTACCGCATTTCACGGTAGTCATTGTTAGGTTCAACACCATAAATGTCATACAGATGGCTGAATGTCTTGTCTGAGATATTGCCAGCACGGTAACCAATTCGGTCATTATTGACGAAGCCGACAATCTGTTTCAGCCTCTCAGGGTTGGTATGTTCAGCACCCTGCGCCAGAATTAGGTTGCTCATGTTCTTCACTCCTTGTAAATTGTTTTGTCTTGAAATTGTAGGTGAATACGGCATGCTCGACCATGATATTGTTCTTGATGATGTTGGTGCATGCCCTGTCTACGATGGAGTTCCAGAGTGCATGGGTCGGATTGGGATCTTTGTAATGGCCTCGTATCAGCTGGAATTTGACTCCATGGTTGTAGGTCAATCCCAGAATACGTAGCCATAGATCTGGGTTCAGTACATGGTTACCAGTAGAGGTCTTCCATCCATTGCGCATCCATGTATCCAGATAAGCTGGGTGATTATAACCCTTGACGCAGTATCCGCTATCACTAATGACCAGTACCTTTGTATGTTCAGCGTAATGTTGGATACCCTGAATGATCGCCATCATTTCGGCTCTATTATTGGTCGTATCAACCATTGTACCGCAATGTACCAGTACCTCATCTGCACCATCATGATACTCAACGAATGCCCATGCGCCATCGCCCTTTCTTGGACCATTATTGTGGCATCCACCATCAGTGTAGATTACCACATCAGGCTCAAACCCAGTAGTTCTTAAGGTGCTTGGCAATGAGTTCGGCTTCAAGAGAAACATCCTCCCCTCTGCAGATCTTGGCACAGATATTGTCAGCATCCTGCTTACAGATACCGCAGAGGCCAACAATAATGTCATTCAGTACATACAGGAGAGCGCAACCACTCTCAATCCAGCCGTAGCCACGATCGTCCACATACATATGGGCATAGATCTTGCGGCTGTTGTAAGGGAATGGCACAAACTGGATGGATTTGTTGATGGCGGAGTATCTCACACCATGCTCTGCGAGGAAATTGATCATCGGAGTGATATCGTCATAGACGGTGTATGTATCCTGATTGATTGCCACATCACGGCTGGTGTAGATTACAACCTTAATACCGCAATCGACGAGGAAATTGACTACCTCCTTGGCGAACCTGCGGATTTCCTTAGGTTGGGGAAACGAGTCCCCAACACTAATAGTTCCATCGAAGTCCATTGCAACAATGGGAGCAACAGAATTATCTTTATACTTTCTTGCCATCTGCTCGTACCTCCATAATATTTAGTGGCTTAACCGCCGTAACCGTGCCATTGAAAATGGACATGATCATCTGAACCTTAGGAGATTCCCACGGTTTCATATGGTTACCTCCTTATGCCTCATTGATATTGATCTGCATGTAGTAGTTGCCCTTGTAGATATCTACCTCGGCAATATCGGCCTTGAAAATGCGACCAGCATCCATCATTTCAGCCAGAATGGATGCATAATCCTTGCCGATGTAGCCAACCTGACCATGCAGGGTCATAACCTTGACAGCGTTCTTATCGAACTTATTGTTGGGTTCACGCTCCAGAAATACTGCACTGGACGTGTCCAACTGTGCGAGGATGGACTGGCGAGGGGTGCCAGTATCCTCATTGGTGAATGTGACACCCACCACTTTCAGCTTGATGTTCTGCAACTTGCTCATTTGTAATTCCTCCTTATATTGGTTTGTGTTGCTTCTAATGGGTTTATCGTATTATAGGCGATCACCACAAAATCTGCGGAGCACCGTACTTCTTGCGAATATGCCAACAGTGGTCAACTGTGCCCTCTGCAGGTGGGTTCTGCCAACAATCGGCACATCACGGCGATCATCCGCCATTGCCGCCAATACCAGCACGATGTGCTTGAGTTTATCCCTCAGGATCTGCATCGCCTCGTGCATCAATATCATGTCAGCATTGTCTGTCACGTAACAACTGGTTGCACCAAGGTGGATGATATTCTTGGCTGTAGGACATCTGTCGCTGAACTCCATAATGTATGCCATGACATCATGTAGAGTTTCTTTCTCATATTCGGCAACCTTATTGTAGTCGATATCAGTTACCGCTTTCATTTCCTCGATCTGCTGATCGGTGATATGGATACCACAATGCTTCTGAGCCTCAGCCAGTACCAACCACAATTTACGCCATGTCATGTGGCGGTGGTAATCGGAGAATGTGTGGCGCATTTCCTTACTACCATATCTGGTTGAGAATGGGCTGTTATACTGCCGTTCGTCCATTTTGACCTCCTTAATTGGGTTTGTAGCTTAGTTCGCCAATAGACTCAACATAATCAATAATATGATCATTGAGGGCAACCGTCTGTCCACACTTGATTGTGATATCGTTGTATTCCTCGATCGTGTGGATGAAGACCTGCGTATTGCCTGGGTGCTGATCAAATATTGACTTGAGTTCCAATAGCTGTGCGAATGTCGGATTATCCATCCGTACATGACACTCAGGACAATCACGGATACCAGAGTTAGTCATTTTGCGGATGTAGACCGCCTGTATCGTCACATTATCTTTATAGATGTTCTTCTTTCCCTTAAGAACTACGGGTTCACCGACAACGATGTATGGCAAACAGGACTCATAGACTCCAGGGAACATGGTGGCCTCATATGTGCGATACTGGGTGCCGATGGTGACGAAGCCCATCTTCTTGCCCTTATTGCGACCCTCTTTCTTGATAACTGTCTCATGACAGCCCTCAATGAAGCCAGCAATATAGAACTCGTCAGGCAAATCCTCAGGCTCGGTATCCTCGATGGCAGTCCATCTACGGATTTCATCGACATAGGCATCGATTGGGTGAGCAGAGATATAATATTTGAGGATCTCTTTCTCCCAGATTGAGTACTGGATCGGATTATCCTCACCCTTGACGATAGGCCATGTGACATTCGGCAATCTGGTGAGTACCTCATCTACTGTAGGTGCTCTATCCGCCTTGGGTTTCTTACGCTTAATCTTGCCGATGGCATCACATAGACCTTTCATAGACTCCACGAGTGTGGCTCGGCAATCATATTTAGGTGCAAGCATATCATCAAATGCACCGCACTTGGCGAGGTTGGTCATACCAGTAACCGTACAGTCGGTAGATGGGACACGTGCTCTGAAATCGGCCACGGATTTATATGGACCACGCTGTGCTCTATCAATGAAGATACTTGCCACAGCACGACCACCGATATTCTTGATGGCAGACAGGCCAAATCTGATGGCATCCACATCAGTCATAGTAAACTCAGCCTCAGACTCATTGACGGTAGGAGGCAGTAGCTTAATTCCATGATTGAGCATATCACGAATGATGATGGTCTGTCGCTTGGGGTCAGAGGTTTCTGAGTTCAATAGTGCAGAATAGAATGCTGTAGGATAATGAGCCTTGAAGTACGCATTCTGATAGCAAATCTTTGCATACTCAACTGCGTGTGCCTTATTGAAGCCGTATCGTGAGAATGTCTGGATCTCATTGGCGGCACGGTCAACAATCTGTCGCTTATGGGTAACATCCTTAATTCCAGTAGAGAAATCATGCTCCATGGCGGCGGCAGTAAACCAGTCCATTTGTTCTTTCATCAGCACAGGGTCTTTCTTACCCATTGCCTTACGCAAGATATCTGCACGACCAAGGGAGCAACCAGTCATCTGGCGGACACGTGCCATAACCTGCTCCTGATAGACCAGAATGCCATATGTCTCCTCAAGGTAGCCCTTTTCCTCATTGAACATATAGACAACTGGCTCCTTACCAGCCTTACGGTCAATCAGATGTTGTACCATCGTCTTGCCCTCAACTACTGCATCAAGGGGTCCAGGTCGATAGAGTGCGACACCAGCGGCGATCCACATGTAGTCCTGGATTTCATCACCACGCTGTTTGATGATGGTGGGTAATGACTCGTAATCACGATCTTTATGTCTCTCAGTCTCATAGCCGCCAATATCCAGCTGTTGCATCATCTGAGTAAATCCAGAAGACTCAACCTGAAAGATACCGACAGTATCACCATCATTGATAAGCTTAATTGCCTCTGGGTCATTATATGGGAGCAGATCCTTGTTAAAATCTGGGTCGAACCATTTACGCACCAGTTTCTGTGCATCATGGTTGACATCAACAGTACGAAGTCCGAGGGCATCCATCTTAAGATACCCGATGGCCTCAAGTGCCTTCATATCATACTGGCATGCAAGGACACCATCGCCATCCTTGCGGAGTAGTGGCACATTAGATTCCAATTCTACTGGTGCAACAACGACACCTGCGGCATGGGTTGATTCATGCTTGTTCAGACCCTCAAGCTTCTTCATGATATGAAGTGCTTTCTCCCATGTCCATGTGGATTTGATGTCAATGAATGCAGATGGTACAACACCACTCATTACATCCATCAGTGCCTTGGTGTTTGCCTTGTCAATTCTCTCGTCACCACGCAGGTAATTGTTGGCCTCCATGATGCGCTCAATGTTGGACTTGTCCACCTGCACACGGGTGTCTTGGAAGTATAGACCCTTGAGTGCATCCATGAACTTCTCGTCCTCTTCCATGTCGGACAGGGTGATGGTAGGTTCATCAGGTACTGTCTGCTTCAATGCTGTGATCATACCTGCAGGCACATTTGCGGTCTTGCATACCTCAGCAATAACGGTCTTAACGGACAGTGTACCATATGTAATGATCTGCGCAACCTTGTCCTGACCATATTTCTCTGCGATGTAGGCGATTGCAATATGACGATATTTCTGAGACACATCCCAGTCAATATCAGGATAAGCAATACGCTCAGAATTTAGGAATCGCTCGAAAAATAGTCCGAACAGCAGAGGATCGCAATCATGGATACCAAGGCAATAGCAGACCATAGAACCACCAACAGAACCTCTGCCTGGGCCAAGTGGGATAATACCATCGTCAGGAGGGGTGATGCTATGCTCAGCGCAGAACTGCCGCACTCTGTCTGGAGTCTTGCAGAAATTGTAAATATCCCAGATCATCAGGATATAGGAATCAAATTTGTTAGGGATGATAACATCATACTCAAGGTTGATGCGGTCAATGACCTCAGGCGGCACATTTTCGCCATATCTCCACCGTGCGCCATCTGCGACCAGTTTCTTTAGGTATAACACTTCGTAATCAATCATATCGTCCGCTCCTTTCATATAAAGATATAACCGCCACTAGGACGGCTATTAAGTAGTTTATTTAATCGATCCTGCCAGACGATGATCCGCCGCCAATCTTTCTGTCTGGGATGTTGAGATACAGCCCACACTTACAGATGCCGAGCGTTCTCATGTTCGCACAGGGACATTTGAACTGTTCACCAGTACCGCCACAAGGGCAGTAACCATTTCTGCGGTTCAGTGCGCCAAGAATCCCATCGACCTTACGATCATCAGGGTTGACGGCATAACCTCTGTGCAGAGCAACCTTACTCAGCCATGTGCGATTGTAGTACAGCGGATTTTTCTTGGCCTGTTCGTCGGCCTCCGCCTGAACAGGTGATGGTGTGATGAGTTCCTCAACATTGAGTTTGTAATCCACCTTTTCACCTTTGGAACGGGCATTGATGATATCTCTGAGTTTACCCATTGTCTATTTCCTCCTTGTATGTTCCATCCAGATTGCGCCATTGATTGATGTCATAATCTGGTAGTTTTTCATCATTTACTGCGATATTGTGCTTTATAACCTGTGGCGTGTCCTCTTCCAATATGTTCTGCTTATTGATTGAGTCAATGAAGTCCTGTGGCACTTGGAACCGAGGAGGCATTGTCTCACCAAACTGGATGATGTCGCCCTCGCACTTATCCACAATCAGCTGTGTATTGTTGAGGTATTCCACAGGATAGCGTTCCAGCAGTTCCTCCTCACTCAGTAGCCAGTACCCATCGCCAGGGAAGCCACCAAATGTTGGATTGTCCAGCCAGTTGCCATATTGGATGCACAGTAGTGTCTTGTGAGCCTCAGTATCCTCTTTCTTGTAGAAATGGGCATCTGTGCAGGCAATGATCGGCACACCGTGTTTGTCCGCCCATTCTTTCTTAATCTGGTTGCACATATCCTCGGCTTCAATACCGTGATTGTGCCACTCAATGTAGAAGTCATCTTTCAGCAGGTTGAGGTACCACATGAACTCCTGATAGGCTCTGTCGATATTGCCATTCAGGATGTGGGTGCAGATTGTGCCACCGATGCAGGCATCAGACCACATGATACCGTCGTGGTATCGCTCGATCAGTTCTTTGTCGATACGAGGCACATAGTAAAAGCCATCAACAAATGAGGCTTTCTGCAATCTGCACATATTGGCATAGCCCTCTTTATTCTTACACCATGCATTAATATGCACATATGCATCGCCACGGCGAGAGTACGACTTATCAAATCGTGAGTCAGCCGCCAGATAGAATTCACAGCCTGGGATATGCTTGAGGCCGAATGTCTTGCACACCTGTGCGGCAACTGCTTGACCATACATGTTACCGTGGTCTGTTATCGCTACAGCACCAGTATTGCGCCGCTCAGCATTCAACACAATATCGGCCTTAATGTGCTTCGGGTCTTTCTTGTCAGCGATATGTATCATACCATCTTGGAGGGACACTAAGAGAACTCACTATGTACATGCAAATCTGTAAAAGTGAGTTTACTCATATTAACCACCAGCCTTTCTCCAGCGATATCCTCCGCATTTGTAGCCATTAGATATCGCACGTTTAATATTATTTGGCATTAAGCCCAGTGCCTTTGCCGCATCGTGCTTGTTCCTAAATGTATTGATGATATTGCCATCATCATCAAGTTGCTCGACTGCTATACTATGCTTGTCTGCGTTGGCCTTTGTTGCAAGTACTTGGTGCTCAGATTGCCTTGTATAGAGATTATTGCGCATAGCATGTCGTATATTTCCAGATTGTGTTGACCACTCAAGGTTGCCTACTGACGGATTTAATTTGTTGCCGTCTTTATGGTTCACTTGTGGTAGATTATCTGGGTTTGGTATAAACGCTGTTGCTATCAGGACATATACAGAATAGTTCTTATATCTGCCATGCCCTATGTGCAATTTAACACGCAAATACCTCTTTTACTAATGAATGGCTTTACCTTCATACCGTCCTTATTGAGTATATCTCCGCCCTCTGTTGCGAAGTATCTACCCTGTATTTCTTCTATCGGTATGTCATGCATTATGCCACCACCTAAATTCACTATGGACGTGTAAATCAGTGAATGTTAGTGCCATCATTGTCCTCCTTATGTTCTCTCATGTAATGCTCATACTTTTCCTTGGTGACATTGCATATCCACTCGGTATTGCACCCACCATCTACACGGTAGAATTCAGCCTCTTCATCGCTGATGTGCTCATAACCAAATGGACACGCAGGACAGTATGGGCACTCAGGCCAGATGCAATACTTGGCCTGATAATTGATCTCTCCGTACTCATATGTGGCATCACATGTATCGCAAGATCCATGGTCAGGATCTGTCAACACAATCTTACCACCACAATTCGGACAGAGCATTTCATCGCACATTTGATATCACCCCATCAGTTTAGGATTGGTGATACTGATGTCGGCATTATCAAGCAATTGCCAGATGGTCGCATCGTTCTCCATTTTCTTATATAGCTTGTCCTTGGTCTTGGCGAAAATCTGTGTGACCCTTGTACGAGAGATACCATATTGTACACCGAGTTCCTCATGCGTTGTCTGGTTGCATATTACCTCTATGAATATCGTGCGTTCACGATCATTGAATGTATCAGAGTTCATTAACTCTAAGAGTCTATTCGCCAATTTGTGCCGTGCATCATTGCTGTCAGCATCTATTATGCCATATTCTGGACTGTTGTCACACGTAGTATCACTATATTTGTTGATAACATCCTCAAGCACGTCACCGCCATCAGAGTCCCTGTATGGGTCTGGGAACAGTAGCTTGCTGTGATATTTTATCTCACTCTCAAAAATATATCGTATGCGTTGGTCCATATGGTCTTTGATGAACTTATTATATGTAGCACGACCGTCTATTGTGTAGACATGCTTAGTATAATAGTAGAACCAGTAGGCGCAATCACCCATGAGTTCATCAAATGGTTTAAGCTTATGACTCTTATCGTTGAAGTAACAGCTCCATTTATCGCACAATTTGAGCAATAATGGGTTGAACAAGCCCAAGAGAGCCTGTAGGCTCTCATTGGACTCATTCTCAGTTCCCTGCTGTACAAGGCGCACCAGTTCGTTGATTGCATCCATTTTAGCATTTTCCCCTGGTAACAACCTTGCCATAACAGTTACCTCCCTGTACTACCAAAACCAGTCTCACCACGCTCGGAGGGAGAGAGTTCATCTACCTCCTCGATGATGAAATCCTTGATGTGGCGCTTGTGCATGATAATCTGGATCAGGCGGTCACCATCATGGATATGTACGGCACTGTTGCCGACGTTGAGGATCTGGGCGAAGAGTTCGCCACGGTAACCCTCATCAATAACACCCTTGGGAACGACCAGACTCTGCTTGCTGGTACTACTACGAGCCTCGATAGAAGCCCAGTATCCTTCAGGGATCTCCAGACGGATGCCAGTCGGCAGAAGATATCTCTCACCAGGATTAATGGTGATCATACCCTCAGGCATTTCATCAAGAGTACAGCAGACATCGAGACCGACATCTCCCTCTTTCTTGATTGACAGCATCGGGAATCTCTTCGCTGACTCGTTTCTCTTTACCTTGAGAATAATTGCTGTTGCTGTTTCCATTTGTTATTCCTCCTCAAACTCCTTGAGTTCATTTTCTCCAGAGTAGTGACGGTTGGGGGCGTCATACTTCTGGCGCACAGGGTTCCAGTTAAATTCATCACTGAAATACCCAATGACACGTGCTCTTGTATGTACGATAGGTTTGTCACAAATCGGGCATCTATCAGTACCCTGGCCGATGATGGTTGCCTTATGGTCAGTACACTTGCCGAAGCGATAGCATACTGCGATATGAGGTACACCACTCTTGGCGGCGAATTTCATAATCTCGTACATCTTGCCATCAGTATCGATGGGAGCCTCACAGTTGGCATGGACGATACCGCCGCCAGAGATCATCTTCATAAATCTGCCAGACAGATCGATACGGGTAATCATGTCGGCATCATTGATCAGAGGAATGTACTGGTTGGAGTACAACTCACAATCGAAGTCGTAACCCTCGTACATCACACGGTCTTTCTGCAACAGGGTGACACATGCCTGCTCACCAGGGATCTCCTCGGCATTGAAGGTGCAGTTGTACTTCTTGCGGTAGAACTTGCACTTGTCCTTGATGTAGGCCATCATGTCCATTGCGAACTCGGTACCCTCATCGTCAAGGATATCATAGCCCATGTACTTAACGGCTTCATAGATACCAGTAACACCAAAGGTGCTGAACATAGTATCAAGGCTGAACCAGCCCAGCTTGCCGAAATACTGCAGGTACTCAGGAGAACGATCAATTCTCTTCTGCAGGATATCGATGCGGTGAATGTGCAGGAGTTTGGCGCAGACATCGAACATTTCATCGAGAACCTCAATGAACTTGTCGGGGTCACCATTTGCCTTGATTGCGGCACGAGGATAGTTGGGAGTAATGACACGGTGGCTACCGATATTGACACCACCATTGCCAAAGCTGTCAGGTGTCATTTCCATATCCTCAATGTCATTCTCATAGCGGCAACACATAGCCAGCTTATTCTTCTTGCCGAAGTGCAGGTTGAAATTGCCCAGAGGTCTATTGACATGTGCGACCCATCTTGCATGATCATCATCGACAAATTCGTCGTGTTCATCGGTTGTCAGGTTCTGGGTGACAACAGGGAAACGATATGGGAAGCCAGTAATAGGATCACCGTTACTGAACCACTCGCAGAAAATTCTCTGCAGGCTCATGATGTACTCCATGTCGGGCACGGTATGGTCAGGATAGACGATATGACCAAACAGGGAGTTCAGGCCGATGTGATCATAGATTGAGATATTGGTGAATGGAGGTTCACCCTCTGCACGGCTTGCATCGTTGAATAGGCAAACCAGACCCTGCATATCCTGAATGATGGCATCACGACCCTCCTTGGTATTTGGGTCAATACCCTCTTTCTGACAATACCATGCGTACCACAGGAAGAAATCAGAGGGAGCAGTAGCACCAGCAAACTGTTTACTCATATCAGAGATCAGTTTGTCCACCTGTGAGATAAAGGACTTGCGGTGCTTGGGAGGAGTATTAGGAGAAGTGCCATAGGGTCTTCCCTCGAATACGATCTTGTCCAGACTGAATGCATAGCAGTACGGCATCTGGATGCGGATGCCGTGGGCATCGTGGAAATAGAGGTCGCCATCCCACAGCATACTGATTGCGTGGTCAGCCCATTCCTTGCCATATCTCTTCTCGGCATAATACCACAGCAGGTGATAGCCGAGCAGTTTCATCTGGCCATTGGTAGTAAAGGTTCTGTAGGTTGCAGGAGAGAGGTTCTCTGCCCAGTTGGAGTTGCCATCGGTGGCGACATCAGTCAGCTTCTCATTGAAAAATGTATTGCTTGTCAGGCCGATATCCAACTGGTCAGGTGCGATGCCCTCAATTTTCAGGTACTTCATACCCTGCTCGGTGCTTGAGAACTTCTCGTACAGTTCCTCGAAGCCCTTAACTAGTGACATTCCGATTTTCATTACTTAGGTTCCTCCTTAAATGTGATTTCTTGCCAGCCTTTGCCCTCGTTCCGATAGAACTTCTGATTTGAAGACGATGGAATACCATCACATTTAAGGGTTTCGTCATAACGACCACACTTGATAGTGTACAGATGCTCTTTAATATTGGCAGGAATATCTTCGAATTCCCAGCTGGTGTACATCCAAATGCGATACCCAAATCGATGGAGTTTCGCAAGTAGATTCTGCAGACTTGTGGAGTCCTGCTCCATAGGCTCACCGCCCAACAGGACTACATCTTTGATTTCGGTGCGCTCACACTCACTACAGATAGTGAATGCTACGGTATCCGACTCGTACGGCTTGCCAGCACTCTTGTCCCAGAGTTTAGGATTGTAACAACCCTCACACTTCTGAGAACACCCACTAAACCAGAGGGTAAATGCTGGCTTGTCAGTACCAGGTGTATTCACCAAATCGTATCGATCGAATTTGGCAATCGTCAACATTATTTGGTTACCTCCTTAATATATTTAACAAGTGCCTCAGCACACTCCTGAACACTTGTTTCGCTGGTGTCAATGAGATATTCGATACGGTCATTCAGTTCCTTGTGTGTGACACCGTAGTAGTATTTCAGCCGTGTCTCAAGGTTCTTATCGTCATCCCTATTACGTGCACTAGAACGCTCAATAATCGTCGACAGAGGCGCATAGATTTCGACATATCTTACGTCAATGTTGTGCGGCAATTCCTTGCGAAGCCATTTCGCCTGACCACCAAATCTGGGAAACCCATCGAGGATGATAATATCTCTATCTTTCCTCTTAAAGTAATACCAGAGTCTGTTGGAAATGGCATTACGCATATTGTCCTCAGGGGCAAGCTTACCCAACATGAGATCATTCTTGATGATGTCACTATCCTGTGCCATATTTCTGGCGATGTCTCCAGAAGAGATATAAACCGCATCAAGGATCTCTGCGGCGATCTTGCCAGTCGAGGATTTGCCACTACATGGTCCACCGACCAATACTACACATACCTTTTTGCTCATTTTAATCACCTGCTTTTTATATATTGTGTGAATTGCTGTCATAAATAAGTTTGTATGGCTCACATACTTAGCACTCTGACATGCGCAAGACCGATCTATCTGCATACACATCAAATAACACATCGTCCTGACCCATACGGTTCTTGGAGAGGTTCATGGTAATGTTGCCATGGTCGATGCCACGCTGATTGATCTCGTCCTCAGATTTCTCCTTGAGTGTGATGTATGTATCAGCATCCTGTGCAATCTCGTATGAACCTGCACCATGTTCCGCCTCTGCTATTTCTGCATGGAGTGCCTCTTTGGACAGCTGTGAGATCAGTACCACGCACACATCCATGTCCTTAGCAAATTCTTTCCACCCCTTAGATATCCAGCCCAATTCACGATATCTCTGGTCAGTTTTCCTGTCAGACACATGCTGTAACTGTGCATAGTCAACATACACGATTTTTATTGCGAATTTGTTGACATATCTACGTGCAATGGATAGTGCCTCAGTCATGTCATGACCACGCTCAGACAAATGGAATGGTGTATTCTCAAGGGCAATTGCGGCATCATCAACCCTGGATTTCTCCTCAAGTGTCAAATTGCCAGTCATGATTGCAGTACATGGCACACCACTGATAATAGACAAATTGCGGAATGTCATTCTATCCTTATCCATTTCTAGTGTGAACCATAGGGTTGGAATGCCCTGTGTAACTGCCTGATACATCGCCCAATTCTGGCATATTGTGGTCTTACCTACACCTTGGTTTGCCGCAACCACATTGATAGTCTTGGTTTGGAGGCCGAGGGTGGCTAGCGACAATTTCTTGAATCCATCACCAAACTCATAACCGATAATCTGGTTTGGATTATGCATACGCTCATGTATCAGTTTCATAGCACTAGACACCTGCTGTTTAGCATCAAATATCTGTTCATCCATTCTCTTGTGTACTGCACCGTACATTTCATTGGTGGTTCTGTCCAATGCCAGAGTGATATCCTGTGTCATGTCATTGGCTGATATCCTAGTCCTATCAACGATATCAATGGTCTTGCGGCGGATAAGCTTGTCCTCAACATCCTTGAGGGAGAACTCAACATTACCAACCTTGTTGACAAGATAGTTTAGCCACTCTACCGTAATTATCTCGCCAAGATTGAGGTTTTTAGCCATTATTGATATTGACTCAACATCAACATATTGTGCCTGTCTCAATATCTTGAACAGATAGCGGTGCCTTGCGAGATACCAGTCATTGTCATTGAACCGCATAGTAAGTTCAGTAATGAAATCTGGATCACGCATCGCCTGACCAAGCAACACTTCCTCACCATCAAGCGCATATAACTTGCCGTCAGAAGATGATGCAACAGACTGTACATAATAGTCCTCTACCTGTACTGGATCGAGTCCCATCTTGCCTGCGATATCCATCACCATGATGTGCTTTACCATCTTGTCGGTAATCGCATTCATGTACTTCTGGATGTCGTACATAAACTGCATCTTCTCAGTAGGTGTCTTGGCCTCATTCCACTTGCTGTCGACAAGGTATTGCACAGCATATGGTGCGCTATCAACAATCTCCTTAAGCTTGTCCACACCATACTTATTGATAAATTCGTCTGGGTCATATCCATCTGGTAGGCTTGCAACCCTTAGCCGCACATTGGTCTGCAGGGTGAGGTATTTCTCACAGATCTTAAATGATCTATCTCTACCAGCCTTATCGCCGTCGAGCAATAGGATTAATTCTACTACTCTATATTTACCAAGTAGGTCGAATGTCAGCTGATTGACTACCGTACCAAGGAATCCACACGCACACAGGCCAGCCTGAATACAGGCAATAGTATCTGGTGCACCCTCAACGCCGATAATCCTGCCGCCATTCTTGTACAACATCTTGCGTGAGATATGGAAGCCGAATATTCTGTCAGTTTCGTCGTATAGTGGGTGGTTGTCATTACCACCAATATACTTCATTCCAGGCAGAGGATTGAATGGTCTTGATTGGAAATACCGCATCCGCCCAAATACATCGGTAATTGGGAAAAGGATTGCATTGTTGAACATGTCCATTCTGTCCAACTGCAACACAGGCGAATTTGCAACTTTGTCAAATATCGAAATACGACCGTTGGCAGGTGGGGCAAAGCCAAGTTGAAACAGTTCAATTGACTCGTCGGTCATGCCACGGCCTCTCAAATAGGTCAAAGCGGTTTCGTCTTTAAGCAGAGCCTCATGCGCCAGTTGACGGGCTAGTGCATTCTCCTTGAACAAATTCTCACGGATCATGTCTTCAGGAGATAACTCAGCATAATATGGTGTCAGGTCGACTCCCTCAATCTCTGCCGTCATATTGATGGCCTCAATATGGTCGACATTAAATCTGACACTTATATACTCAAATCTGTCGCCGCCAGCACCGCATCCGAAGCAGTACCACATTTCCTTTGGCGGACAGATAGTGAATGATGCCGTGCTATCTCTTGTGCCATCCTCGTCGGCAGGATGTGTATCAAGGTCGCACTGTTTCTTGTAAAGATGATCGTTGACCATTTCAATTGGATTGATTGGTCTACCAGTCTCAGCAGAATATTTCTTATCTGCAAGTCTGATAAATTCATCCAAATCCATGGCCTCAGTTAGGGCTTGCCTAACTTGGTCTAGATCAGAGAATTTCTTCATGTGTTATTCCTCGCAATCTCGATGCTCATAGACTGCTGTGTACCACGTAGCATCGACTTAATCTCGTCCTCTTTGGTATCCAACACCACCATCATAGTACGATCCTGCTGGATATATGCCTTACCAACAGCCTCTCCATTATATTTGACTGGTATGCCGTCATTGTTGGATACGCATACTACTCTCATTTCTTCTCACCACCAAACATTTTATTCACAAGTAGTTCGAGGAGCATATCCTCTCTCTTCTTGTTATAGTCATATTCAGCCTTGGCGAGTTCAATTGGAGTATGTACATGGGTTTCGCCGCCAAGGGTCATATTTGATTTCTCGATCTTATCGCCCAGCACCTTAATCCTCAGGGCTTCGGCACTCTTTCTGGCATCCATATCTCTCAACACGGCATCAACATATGCCATGGAGTGTACGCCATTCTGTGATGCTGTCTTGCATGCTGATACTATATCAGCCAAACTGTATTGATTGACGATACGGTTGATAATAGCGGCATCCTGCACACTATAATCATCCAATAGATACATCTTTGTGATGTGATTAAACGAGTTGTAGTCAACCATTTCACCACATACCTGTATATCTTGGTTGCGTCTTGCTCCAGCCTTGTCACCGAGCATATTGTCGACAATCTTATACCAATATGTCGGGGTGAAATGTTTATATTCTCTCTTCCTCGGTTGTATCTTGGTCATATGTGACTTAATCACATTGATTACTGCGGCCTGATTATACTTGATTATCATATAATCACACATATAAATATGTGCAGGGATAAGAAACCCCTGCACACCAGCCGCATCAGCATACTTATTCAGTTCGGTCACTACCTGTCGGGATGCCCTCGCCATCTTCTGTGTTGCCTGCAGCATTTTCCTGTCCTCCAGTCCAATCGGTCTGCTCCATGCCGAGCCTCTCTTCGATTTTATTGATTGCGGCGCACACCGCATCAAGTGTCGCGTCATTGCCATTCTTATAAGATGCGAGGAGACGGAGAATGATATTGTACAGGTTGGTCAGGCCACGGTTGACATCCAACATGGTTGCAACCTTGCGGTCATACTCATAGGATTTCTTGCACTCCATTTTGATATCCTGGAACTTCTTGTAGAGTTCAGTGTCCTCACGGATCTTCTTGAGCATGAACGGAGACATGTGATCACGGATAACCTCATGACCCTTAGAACGGTGCATCTGGTCGAGGGCATCCACGAATTCATTAGGGTCAGTATAACCCAGGTCGATTGCGATCATTTCCTTGTTTTCGGGTTCCATAATTATACCTCCAATATTTGTTTTACAATGCTGTCAATTCTTTCCTCAAGATGTTTGAGGTCACCGCTATTATCAACGGTGATGTCATACTCAATACCACTTGTTAGGACATCATCGTCAGCATGGTTGCCGTGCTTGAGACTTTCTACAGTAGTCCTGCGAATAAGCATTGTCTTACAGTAGATTCCAATCAAATTGAGTGGTCTGACCAAATCCAGAAGCTTATTGATTTCCTCTGCCTCACGGATGTCGTAGAAGATAATAGTATCATTAGCACTATCAGAGGTCAATGCGACCATTGCTGCTATGATAATATCTCTTGTCGGACCATCACAATTCTTTATGTACATCTGCTTGAGCGTGTGCATGTCGTTGCGGAAGGTGTCATCTTTCTTACCATTCCAGCCCAGCATCTTGTATACCTGATACATCACATCAACAGATGACCTGATGTAGATATTGCATACATCCTCAAAGTGCTTCTTGACTAGGTTTTGTAGTGTGGTCTTGCCAGACCTAGCCGCACCATTCGCTATGACTATTACGACCCTTTTCATCGTATCCTGTTGACCTCCTTGATACCTAGCCTCTGTTTATGCTTATTCTTGCATGTATACCCACATAGGCGGATTCTCTTGCCCTTGTAGGTGATGAAGAATATGCTCTGCGGATTATAGATAAACTCCCTGCCGCATTCAGGGCAGACTATCATCTTTGAGATAGGTCAGCCGCCCAATCATAGTTATTTACAAGGATGGTCATGGCTTCCACCATCTGAGGATGGGGATTGCCAGTGCTACCAACATAGCGCAGGTCAATAATATGACTCCACTCTTCATTGGTTGCGGTCAACACGATGTCGGTCTTGAGGGAATTTGGCAGAATGGTTCTTGCTTCCTGAGGGGTTGCGCCGAATTCGATCATGAGGGTGTATGCCTTTTCGAGGTTCTTCATGCAATTTTGCCATACATCATATTTGTTGATGGCAAAATCAGAACCATCAATATCCTTGCGCTCCTCGTCCTTGTCGAAGAAAATGGGGTCGATTACGGTGATAGACCCACCAAACTTACCCTTGGTATAGTTGCAGTATCTGGTGGACTCCTGCGCAAATGATGCTGGGCGATGTCTCACCAGTTCATGGGACACACCACGGTCACATGTGAACAGGACAGAATGCCATCCATGCTTCATGTTCTCCAATTCGGTGAGTTCGGAGAAATCATCAATGCATCGCATGGTATACTGTTCGCAAGGGCTATATGCGCCGCCGAACAATTCGTTGCATCCATAGTGCCACACAATGTGTTTAATAACGCTCATGATGGCGGCGACATGAGAACTGTTGAACCCATAGTGGTTGCCATTGTGCATATCCCACTCAACGAACTCCAGGGCATCCATAAATCCTCTGGCAGAGCCGCTGATCATCATTCTACCACCATTTGTTCTGACGATGTACGGACTGCCAATCTCTCCGATAGGTTCATACACAAAAGCTGGAACCTGCAGGATGAAGCGGAAATGCTCCAGCATAGCCCAATGGCGGTTATTATGCATACGCTTGACAAAGCTACGGTGAGAATCATTGGTGGTCATATCCTCACTCTTGTAGCAGATACGACCAATGGCCTCAATATGCTTCTGCGGATTTCGGTCAAACATTTCTCTGACCTGTGCCTGTACGATGTTCATGTACTTACTCCTTTACCAATCTAATTTCTTAATCTGGTTTCGTGCCTGTACTGGCTCATAGCACTTAGGGCACCTATTCTGCCATATGCCATTGGTCTTGACATTACGCCAGCCATTTTCCTTACACTCGTCAACTGCATCCTGAAAGGTATCACAGCTATCAAGTGTCGCAAGGCACCCATCACATACTGGGATAAACTTGCCATATTCTTTTTCAATTGCCATGTAGATCGCCTCCGTTGTTTATATAGATAGTCAGCTTATCTAGACAAAGTTAGTGCGGTATCAACAACATTGCTCAGCAAGGCCAACCTTGTCAGCAGTCCTACTCCGCCAGGTACTGGTGTGACCATATCGACGATATCATAGATATCTCTGTCACAATCACCACAGATTTTGCCATCGTCACCACGATTGATGCCCACATCAATTATGATCTGACCGTTATGCACCATTTCTGGTATAATTGAGTTCTTCTTGCCAGCAGCCGTTATCACGATGTCGGCATTGACAACTGCAGATTTCTTGTCTGAGTATTTGGTCTTGCTATGACAACAGGTTACTGTGGCATCAGAATCGATCAAGATATTTACCAATGGCTTGCCCACTATCTTACTCCTGCTGATAACACAGCATTTCTTGCCAGCCACATCAACACCAATATTGTCGAGCAATATCATAATACCCAACGGTGTGCATGGAGTGAATCTGCTCGTTGACTTAAACCCATCGACATCTTTACTATCCACGATAGTATTAAGGATCTTGTCATAGTCCAAATGCTCTGGTAATGGCAACTGCACGATGATGCCATGAATATTTTCGTCCTCATTAAGGCTCTCAATAGCATCAACAATCTGATCGGTGGTCGCAGTTTCCTCAAACCATATATGTATCAGATCAATGCCGACCTCATTACAATCAGATATCTTGCCCTTGATATATCTGGAACTTGCATAGTTATTGCCGACCTGCACAACAGCAAGTCCAATCTTTCTGCCGTTGATCGCATTCTTCATCTTGGCCTTATACTTGTTAACGATCTCTTTGCAGTCGATCATAATCTTACCCCTCTTCTATAATAAATTTAGGCTCTGTCCGCCATATTCTGATTTTACTATCAACCTGTGTGCACAGGAATGGCGCATTATCACGGTAAGTGATGAAATAGCACTCGTCCTTGCCCTCAAATGGACGCATCACTCTACCTAATCTCTGCAATGCGGTAACTGACGATTTGCCAGCACCAGCCTCAACCACTGTCTGCAATCTAGGTACATCCAGACCAACATCTGCAATGGTGGACGCAATGACTATCGGTGCCTTGCCGTCACGCATATCCTGTATTACCTGTCTTCTCTGTTTCATGCGAGATTTACCAGATATAAAGATTGCTGGTGCACCGAGTTCACGCAACATGCCCTCAAGTATCTCACCGTGTGCAATATAGTTAACCAGCACCAGCGTGTTTCTACCCATATTGTACTGATTCCATGCATCATTTGCGACCTGTAGGTTACGCATTGTATTATTTACTATTGCTGACTCATAGATTTCCTGGTATTTATTGCCAGTCCATGTATTATTATTGACACGCTTGATCATAATGCGTGGCTGAACCAGATACCCAAGTTCAATTAGTTCAGACGCTGTGACATCACAGATACGAGCACCAAATGCGGCCTCAATCATCATGTCAGACCCATCATCACGCCATGGTGATGCCGAGTACCCAAATGCATAATTTGCATTTTCAAACAGAAATCGTACACCAAATGCCGTCTGTGAGCATATCAGTTGTACCTCGTCAAACATCACTATGCCGACATTCTTCTGATATTCCTTGAACTGGGCTTTTATCTCCTCACGCTCATAATATTTCTTTGACTCTTTGATGGTGTCGCTATCCTCGTCGTATTTGTATGACTCGTACTTGATGTTGCCAATGATCGCCAAGGATTGCATGGTTGCAACGGTAATCGGCCTGTATTTAAACACACCATCACCTATCTGCCCAATCTCTTCGTCAGGAAACATTCTACTAAACGACTCAATAGTCTGATATAGAAGGTCACGTGTATGCACAATAAATATTGCCCACTTACCGATAGCACCGATTGTTCTCGCCGCCATGGTTGTTTTGCCAGATCCAGTAGCCGCCTTGATTATGCCGTTCCCGCTCATTACCGATGTATTTACGACTCTGGTTTGGTAGTTGCGTATGCCGAAATTAGCCATATTGTAATCACGTTCAATTTCGGTATAAACCCTCTTATTGATATATCGCACATCAATGCCCATGTTTGATAGGATCGTGGTTACATGAGTGAGTAGGCCGACAGGAAATCTTCTAGTCTGGATGTTGAATAGCTTCTTAGATCCATCCCATTTAATACCCTTTCTGGCATATGCATTGCTCTTGTACTCATGACCTTCCATTTCAAATGAACATGCTGTGCGTAATACTGCCAGCTGATTAGAGTTCAATGGTGTTAGTATTTTACATTCGGTATTCGTGATTTCAATATCAATCGTCATAATACCCTCCTTATATAAATCAAGGGTGGCAGAATACTCCACCACCCTTAGTGCTCAGACCGAATTAAAGATAATGTCATGTTTCATAACTCTTGCGCACACCTTTCAGGCCTTTAGCATTAATTATATCACGGAATAGAGTGATCTCCATCATATAATAGATGCTATCGCCAAACTTTAGCTGAGCAATTGACTTCTTTGCTCGTACTGACTTCATATAGTCATCATTTATATCTATGAACATGTTAACCGCAACGACTGACTTCTTCGGGATTTCAATAACCATATCGTATGCCGCATCAAGCTTAATAAATGTGTCTGGGTCAAGAATGACATATTTTTCTGCTCTACCTGCTGGCATCCATGCTAAGAATGGCATTAGGCCATATCCATTGGCCTTGGCAATATTATCCCTAATCCACTCAGTAAGGATCTTGCACCTGCCATCTTTCATAGTGATGTTCTTGAATTCCCCTAGCCACTTACTATCACGGACATCACCATATCCAAATCTAGCATTTGAGCCAGAATATGGCACGACATCCATATCAAGAAAGTCTGCCCCTACTTTCTCAAAGTGGCTACCTCGCTTGCGATTATTCCTGTTCCGCCTTTTTTGAATTTCGCTCATATTTTCTCTTTTGGCGGCACTCTGGGCAGCGCTTAGGCTCGGTAAGTCCCCGCTCGGAGTAGAACTTGTGCTCGTTCTGGGTAATCACGAAATCGTTGCCGCAGTCGACACACTTCTTGATTTCATGGGCTTCCTTGCGGCTGTCACGACAAGCTTTGCAACGCTTAGGAAGCTTGAGACCATTCTCCTCAAGGTAGTCCTGAAATCTTGGGCTAATGATAAACTCAGCACCGCAATCAGAACATGTACGATAAATCGCTCGATTAGCTTTCATTTGCAACTTCTCCCTATCGACAAATAAATTAAATGGGCTACCATTCGTTACAATGATAGCCCACATAATTTACCCTGTAATGCCGACGATTACTCCTGACAGATTTTCAAGAGAGCATCCAGTTCGGCATCGCTGAAATCAGCAATATTGGCCTTGCCATTGCCAGCTTTCTTCATGGTGTCCATGATCAGCTTAAATCCACCCTTGACGAACTTCTCCTTGCTGGCAAAGAGATTATTGATCTCGTCAATTTTCTTGGTGCGGTCAGCATTCTGGGTGGGAGCGGGTGTTGCATTTGCCACGGGTGCGGGTGTAGTCGTGGGCTTAGGAGCATTCATCTGAATGCCGCCCATGGTTGTAGCAGTATGAGTGGCGGCAGGCGCGGTAGTTGCCGCAGGCTTCTCGCCAGACATATTGGCTGCAGTACCGTCAGCATTAAACTTGGGTACGCCAGGGATATTGGCACCACCGAGGTTAACCAAAATGACCTGCGCCGCCGCCTTTTCAGCGGTGATACGGTCAGACTTGGTAGCCAGGAAGTTGATCATGCCCTTAGGACTCTGGTCAGCCGCCCAAATCTGCTGGAATGTCTGATCCTTGTACTTGCCGTTAGGCATGACATGTGCCAGAGCCTCCTGCAGAGTGGGATAGGTGAGGGAGGGAGGAGTAATAACATCTTCCCATTTCAGCCCAATGGACTCCACGATCGCTTTCATTTCATCGATGGTATGAGGAGCATAGTCCGCCTCAATATCGAACAGCTGATCCTCAGGGATGGGGTTCTGCATCTGGGCTGCACCGAGATTGGTTGCGGTATACTCGGTATCGTTTCTGTCCGTGCCAGTACGCATCAGACCCCAGTCCACAGCCAGAACATCAACACCCATCTTGCGGGTAGTTGCGATAGGCTTCCAAATGCCGTCACCAGCATTCAGCTTCTGCACCTTGCCCTGCTCATAATCCCACACATTGGCGGCATTACGCACACGGCGGCGGAATCTCTGACCCTCGCAGATCGGGCAGTATGCATTGGGGTTCTTGGTGGTCTTCGGGCATCTGACAGTACGGAACTGTCGGACGGTCTTGCCCTGACCATCGGTACCCTCACACTCGATTGCGTGTTCCAGATAGGAATAGGGCTGTTCTCCGTCACGGAGAATGAGTTTGACACGAACAGGCTTCCCAGATTCGAACTTGATTTCGTCTGCGTTACCGCCAGTAGAAGGAAGGATCTTCGCATCGCCAGTAATGTTGTCCCAAGACATGTTATGTACCTCCATCGTCATTAATTATGTAACGCTGTCCAAGCGTTCACCTTAAATATAGCGACTTGGACAGCGTTACAAAGTTTATTTGGTTTATATACTTACTTCAGGTCAACGAACTCAGCCATCATGCACTGGTCGATAAAACGACCATCATCATAGATGGTGTGAGTATACTTGATCCAGATGCCCAGCTTGCCGTTCATATACTGGTTGTTGTAATTGAGGGCAGGATACAGGCGGACTGCTCTCACATTGGGATTCCCGGCAATCAGCTTGCCATTGGCAACGGCGGCATCCTTTTCAAAATTACCGCAAAATCTCCAACCATCGCTGAAACGCTTGATGATATCGGGGTTCTTGCAGACAGGGGAAGAGTTCTTGGACTTGCGCTCCTTGATGAAGTCCTCGGACATGATGGTCTTCTCACCAGTATTCTCCATGATTACCTGATAGTGCCATCTTGTGTCCTGTTCCCTCCAGAATGCGGTGTCGATATAGATGCGGTTCGGCATCCCGCCATGTTTGTAGGAGAGGTCAATGACCTCACCGATAGCATACGCAGGGAGCGTAGTAATTTTCTTGGGCATCTTCTCATTTCCTTTCTTAGTGTATTCGGCATATTTATATGTGATGTCAAGCCATCTGTTGCCGTATTGATGGCTGAATACCTCGACACGGTAGATTGGGCATGGACTCTTGATGATCGCCTTTGCCAAATCGTGATTGTCGAAGATCAGCCATTGGCCATCAACGGCGGTCAATAATCTCATCATTGGCGGCACCTGTACCGATCAGGGTAACCTTGACATTGGTGACATCTTCGACACGTGCAATGAAGTCATTGACTTTCTGAGGCAGTTCAGACCACTTCTTGCAGCCCAGCGCACCGTAATCGATATACTGTGCGAAATTCAGAGCAATCTGGGTGGGGCGGTTGAGGGTTGTGACATAGCGCAGACGATCCCAGTTCATTTCGAACACACGGCGCATCTTCTTGGTGACAGTGGTCATTTCACCAAACTGAACATCATCAGGTGCACCGCAACGCTCCTTAATGATATCCCACGTCAGTTCCTTGGAGCCATCGTAGTCACCAGAGGAGATCTCAAGGCCGATGTTGGTCTGATTGCTAATACGAATGGGGTAGGGACGCATGATCATGATGATATCATCGACCAGTCTGGGAGAGATACCACAGTCTGCCACCAACTGTCCAGCATGGCACTGGCGGCTGGTAGTGTGAGGATAGTCCAGGCCGTAGTTGATGTCGAGGTCACATCCCTGAGAACCCTCAACCAGCACAGACTCACCGCAGTCGATCATGTTGTTGAGCAACATCATGCAATCGTCTACCTCAATGGTATCGATGATGCAATTGATCTCCTCAGGCGTATAGTCGCCAGACCAGTCCTCATACTTGTACCATTCACCGAACAGCTGGGTGCCGGGGACTCTCATGACCTTATCGGCCTGTGCGACACCACATCCCTTGAATGTGGAACCAGAACGGACCAATTCCTTTTCACGCTCCGCATGTTCGGGCTTGATAACCATCGCACGAGGGTTGATGTAGACCTTGCGGCCACCGATGATAGTCCTGTATCTCAGAATCTCGTTGAACAGGATGGAGGGAGTGATGGCGGCACCTGGGCCGATGTAGAGATTGGTGGTAGGATTCACGATGGATGTTGGCAGATGCTGGGTCATCACGACACCATAATGATCGTCACGATATGTGTGCCCAGCGTTGCTCATGAAATTGTCGATTGCAGCGGTGAAGTTGTCATGCTTCGCCAAATATCCGACGAATTTGCCCTTTCCACAGCTACCTGCCTGAGAGTCGAGAACCACGGTTACATTGCCTTTCATTTGAGTACCTCCTTGTTTTTGGTTGGTTCATTTAATGTGTCGCCCATAGCGGCTTTTATAATAAGTATGTTAGCTTTCATAGGGTGACGGCAAAGAATAGTCCCAATACTGATTATTATGTTCATATTCAATACGGAACCAATTAACCTTGCCATCACCATGGAAATATAAATATTCTACTGGCAACACCCTACCACAGCGCTCACCAGTGCTCTTCTCAATACTCCACTTCTGTAGAACATCTTCTGCAATTTCTACCAACCACTCTTCTACTGGTGTATCTGGTATCCATGCAAATTGATTTGGTGCAGTGAGCACTTCTGTTATTGTATCGCCAAATGCTCCAGCATCCACCCTGTTACAGGCAACCCATCCAACACATGCAATTTGTGTTATACTGCCCACTCCACGAGCCTCACGATACATTACCTTCGCCATGGTAATTACATCTTCGTCTGTGTAGCACCATGTAATTGTCGGCGTTGGCTCTGTAGTAGGTTCTGGTGTCGGTGTTGGTACTGGCGTATGAGTTACCATGGGTGTTTCACTAGACAACTCTACTTGGTTGGTCGGTACAGAAGTGTATACTGGGAGTTCAGCTTCACTATCATTCTTAAATATACCGACAAAGATGAATAACATCATGACCAGTACCGCAATTGCGATCATTCTCGCCATGTGCAAGTATGTTCTTGATTTCTTACTCCTCTTTGGTGTATATCTCATTACTTCTTCTTACCACCTTTCTTCTTCACAATGTATGGGCTGGAATAGTTAGTGGACATACAGCCTGCAAGTTGTAGGCGGAGTTCAGGTCTTGACTGTAATACCTTATCCATCTTGGTCTTCTGAATGGACAGGCAATCATCAAGCAGATCGAGTTCACCCGCCGCCAACAGTACATTGCGAGTATCATAGTATCTGTAAGACTGGGTAGACCCAGCATACAGTTCTAATTCCTCGCCATTGATCTCAAATCTCTTTCCCTCTGCCGCCGCTTGCTGAATTGCGACCTTGAGAATATCCGCCGCTTCCTCTTTGTGCTTTTTGGCAATCTTCTCATACGTACCCATGAGGGTTCTTTGGCGTTCAATTTCGGCATAATCAGTACCCTCCAGATTAAATCCGCCGACATATCGCTTGGGATTGTTGAGGAAATCTTGATAGGTCTTACATGTGAACCGACAGTTGCGGTAACCACAGAAGTTGTTCAGCTTCTCTTCCCATGTATTGTCCATCATGATCTGCTTGTATGTGGTGGCAATATATTCCTCAACTTCCAGTAGATCATCCTCAGTCCATTGTGGACAAGCCTGCCACCCAAATCTGAACATTTCATATCCTGCGATCCAGTTCTTGACCTCAGGCAGTAGGTGTCTACGCAACACCAGTTCATACACACGAAGCTGGAAGCTGGACTCTAACTCATTAGGAGTGAATGGCATGCGATTGGTCTTGTAATCTTTGAGAATGCCAGTAGTAGGGTCATTCTTCATGATACCAGCATAGTCGATCATCAGACCAAATGTGCACCCACCGAGTTCGCCTCGCCACTCGTGCTCAATGAATACAGGATCATCGGTACGCTTGTCAACAGGATTGCGCAGGAAATAAGATTTAAGCAGTTCCTTGCCCTCAAGATAAGTATCAAATCCAGATAGCTTATTCTTCTCCCATGTCTCGTCATAAAGTGACTCCCACGGCACGATAATGCCAGTTTCCTTATAGTATTTGGATGCCATTTCGACAACCTCATGCATGATACTGCCGAAGAATGTGAAGAAGTTGCCATTATCAGTTGATGCACCCTCGTCAGACAGGTACTGATAATAGAAACATGCAGGGCATTGCTCATATGCCTGTATCTTCGACACGGAGAGATAATCGAGTTTATTCTCTCTGGAACGCCATTGTACAGGAATACGCTCACGCAGGATCTCGCCTGTATTCTTGTCGATCAGATTTGCCTCGATTTCAGAGCGGTTTCGTACTGCCATTACCTGTAGGTCATTGACATCAACCTTATTAGAATGACAATGACAGTTTCCGTCACAGTTACCTCCACACCCACTGCACTCATGTGTAGGTGTTTCCTTTTCTTTTGTCGGCGGTGAACCAACAGATTTCATAGATTTCATTTCCATTTATGATTCTTCCTCCAATTCGTCATTACATTTATCGCAAACCTCTAGCACACGACCATGCACATTGATGATGTGAGCATCGGATTTTGCAATCGCAGTTCCACAGCAGTCACAACTTGTCGCTTCTTCATATCCTGTCTCGCCACAATATGGGCATACACTCCATTTCTCAAATGGGCCATGAGTAAACCCATGGCGTTCTTCATATTCATAAGGGGTGTCGAATGTTGCTCCGCACTCCTTGCAGATATATTCACCCATTCTGTTCACCATCCTTGAGTAATTCTTTCAGCCTCTCAGCCATTTGCTTAGCAAGTGTATCGCTAATTTGGATATATCGGCTTCCCTCAGGTGTGTCAATTAGCGATCCCTGCCTTGTGGTATTTTCCAGCATCTTGATGGTATCATCAATAGTTTTGATGGCCTTATCGTCCTTAGGGATACAATATCCGACAGGCACAGGTCTTGTTTCTTCATAGAGGTATGGCGGTATCTCGTCACCCTCAACTTCTATATTGTGCTCCTTGAGTATCTTCATAAGTTTCATGACACTCATACTCATGCGTGAACCCTGAACAGCAGATATACCGCTACCAATAGACTCACCACTATAGTCAAACATATCGCCATCATTGCGATAGTGTACCATTCTTTTGGTCTGCTCAGATACCGACACAAGTAACTTACATACTGGGCACTGGTAATGAATAATCAGCCCAAAGATGCTCCAGTCAAGTACCTTAAGTATCTTCATTTGGTCGTGACCACACGCAGGACACCTTACCTTACGTAATGCCTTGTTATTAAAGAGTACTGGTGTCACACTATATTCCTCCAAGGTGGGCACAACACTTCTGTCCAGCTTTTTAAGGTTAATGATTGGGTTGGTAACAATCTCACCACGCTGGGCATATCCGCCAGACTCACCCTTACATTCATCACACAGTACCTTGGCGGCAGATGCGAACTTGGTAACTGTCACTTCCTTGCCACACTTGATACAGGGCAGTACCTTAGTATCACCACCGCCATACTTTGACCTCGGCTCAATCTTCTTGGTTGGGATACTGGCCAGTATTGCGGCATTGGGCTGTTTGCCAGATTTCTTGCAATCAGGACACAATACCTTAGCCGCAGATGCGAATTTGGTAACTGTTACATCAACACCACAGCTGATGCATTTGCACACCTTTGTCTCCTTATAACTTTCTTCTTTCGTCATGATCGTCACTCCTTTTCTACAAATCTATTACCCCTAATTTCAAAGCCATTCTCGTCAGCAAACTTCCTCATTCTATCCTGCAACTTGGCGAGTGTCTGCACCACATTCTGTTCTGAGCATCCACCCCAAATCAGGGCAATCTCCCTGATATAGTTCTTTACCAGCGGATTATCTCGATTGATGCCACTCTTAAGCAGGTTGTAGAGATTTTTGACATTTGTCCCATCCTTGAGTGTTGCCTCAAACTTTTCGATCAGCATCTCAGAAGTGACTGTATCTTCGACAGATTCTTCTGTGTCTACTGTGTTCTCAAGGGCAATCTCATTGTTATCCATCAGTTCCTGTGTCTCGATGTTGTTGCTACCGCACTTCTTGCAGATATATTCATTGCCAATCCTGTTCAATCTAGTAATAGATCCGCACTCTCTGCATACCTGCACGGTGCTCTTGATGATATTACCTCTCAGGCAAGATCTGACTCGGTATGTGCCTTGTGCCAGCAGATATTCGATTGGATCTCCGATATCCATACTGCACTTCGGAATTGCGAGTGCCACTCCAATCATGAACTCCTGTTTCAAGTCCTCATTCTCCACCTGACGATTGCGGCTGAGGTATCTGCCTATCCTGCGGTTCATTACGTTATTGCGGATATATATGAGCAGGTTCTGCTCAGAGGTCTTATTACCAGATTTTGCCTCTTTCAATACCAGCAATAACTCATCTTTTGTCATGGTTGTCATTAGTGGTGTCCTCCTATATCTATCTCAACATTCGGTTCAATGTTGTAATATTCAATTGTTTGATTGTACCATCTGACATGGTAAATGTCTTGGGTTTGCACATCTGTCCTGACCGCAACTCCACGGTCACCTTTACTACCTCTGATTTCTTGCCTGTGACTGTCATGGCAATATCTGTTGAGCCGTATTTGATATTCATATCTTTATACCGCTCTTTGACCTCTACGCCATCATCTTTGAATTTGTTAATCTCATATGTGATATCGGTTCCATCGACCATCGCATCCATTATCGCCGACAGTCTTGATATGGCCTCTGACCTAAAGGTACTGGTGTTAAACTTCCTTACAGCTTGTCCACCATCAGGGTTATCTTCAACATGTTTTGGCTCCCAATAGAACCCCTCAATTCCTCCATTCTCCAGCAGGTTGATGACTACATCTTTGCAATACTGCTGATATGTGTTTCTATCAACCTTAGACTCATGGAAGTCAGGTATCTCAAGTTGTTCATTCGTAATCTCTGCCAGCTTTGTATTGGTTCTATATAAGGTGATGATTGATGGCTCAAATCTTTCACCGATATACACCGTCACTTTGTTGACCCTTGTCATAAGTTTCTCCTCTCTAGCCTTGCGCTTTTTTTTCTTTTATTATACCACACAAAGCGGCTCGTGTCAAGATAGTATTTTGGGCGTAGCCGACAAATGACTACGCCCACATTATTTACACGATATCAATGAGGAGTTCCTTATTCTTGCAATCAGAAGTGATCAAAATGTTCTCTCCGTCCTGAGTGGTGATGATATAGCATTGTGCCTGATTGGGAGCACATGCCACATACTGCTCTTCTACGCCATCATATCTGGCAGGTGTAATGTTCTTAATCTCAGAGACAGCAATAAGAGGTTCATGGCATATCGGTGTCCCTATTTCCATTTTGTGCATCTTGATACTCCTTTACATTTATTGATGCACAGGCTTATGGGCATTCCACCCATTAGCGGGTTTGGTGACTGTCCGTTCCGTCCACCGAACTGTTTTACAGGAGGATCAATGTCCACCCAACCTTACGGATTTGTTTCCACCGACTATTGGTATATAGTCTATCATCCGTCTTGCAGGAGTATACTGGCTATGTACCTCAATATTTACCTGTGCTATGGCGGAGGAAGTGGGATTCAAACCCACCTAAACCTCTACCGCCAAATAAAAGAGCCGCCAGTACCCAGACCAGCGGCTCCTTGATTTATCTCCTGTTGGCAGGAGGTCTTGAGCCGGGTGTATCTTCCCACCACCGTTTGTGATCACGGCGGTCTTCCCATTTAGTGAACTGCGTTGCCCATATCATATAGCCAAGGCCAATGATGGACATCACTCCGATGAACAATCCCATTTAATTACACCCTTTCAGACTTTGGTGGGCTGATTACTCAGCCGCACCATCCTCGGCCTCAGCCTCGGCCTCGGCCTCGGCACCCTCGGACTTGGACTTCTTCTCGATCTTGGGCAGGACACCTGCGCCGACCAGCAGTTCCTTGACACCGCTCATGGTCATGACGGTATCACCAATAGTACGAGGCTTCTTGATCTGGCCGCTGACCAGTTCCACGACAACCTGAGTGGTAGTCTGGTTCTCGCCAACAGCGATGGCAACAGGATAGGTGACAGTGGCATACTTGATGTAGCCGCTGTTGTACTTCTCGGTCACGTCGACGATACCATCACCGACACCATACTGGACGGCAGAACCCTCAGGCAGGTGGCCAGCCTTGACCATGCGATCGACCACATTGGTCTGGACGGAACCCAGAATCTTCTCGACAGAAACGCACAGCATCTTCTGGGCGTACTCCAGGATGTTGTTCTCGTCGTAGTGAGAGGGGAACTTGTAGGTATCGTCACGACGGTCGACAGGATCGTAGGTGATGCCGAACACGGCGGCATTGGCGCAGATGAAGTTCTTGAAAGCCTCCAGTTTCTGGGCGGCAGTAATGGGAGCCTCGTCAATACCCTCAGGCATCACGAAGCCAGCGGCGATAACTGCCTCATCGTTGGAACGGACGGTTGCGATCTTGGAATGGGTCTTGTAGAAGACACCAGCGGCGACACCATCGCCCTCCCAGTATGCGGTAACTTTGTTAGCACGGATCATTTCGCTCATTGTAATTACTCCTTTTTAATTTATTTGGTCAGAGGTTGTTTCTCTGCCTGTGACAATTGAATACTAGCTTTTGAGTCGGTGTCTGAAAGCCGAACTTTCTTGCCTCGCCCTTTCATCCTCTATATAGGGTATGGCGGCCTCTCAGTAAAGTTTGCTTCTTGATGGAACTTTATAGTGAACGAAGAAGACGCTATAAGAAAGGTATCAAACCTTTTTCAATCCGCCCCGAAAAGAAACAGGCATCATAAGAAAAAGAAATAAGAGAAGCTGAGGAGAGGGTAATTAACCCTGCTCCTCTTTCTTATTGGTGATATCGTTTACGAGCAACTGCATTGCAGATTCCTCGCCATCAGCGGTGGTGGAGGACTTCATATACTTCTCCATCAGGAACTTGCAATACTTCTTGCTCTTCTCCTCCTGCTCAGTGGTGGTGGGCAGAACCTTGTAGCAGTCCAGAACCGCATGGGCAAAACGCTTACGGAAATGAGGGATGTTGCTGTCGAGGGTCTTGCGGAAGATTTCACGGTGGGCAGAGGGCATCTCATTCATGAGGACTTCGGTGACCTGCACATTGGTCAGCTTGATGCCGTTTTCATAGATCTTTGCCATTTTGGTACTCCTTTCGTATCGGCGGTAGGTCGCCACCCTATTTAATGGGATGGGACTGGTGGATTGGGCACTGGTTGCCACATTTACCATTGTGTCCATATCAAGTGCCGCCTTGAGTTCGTGGACATTCTTATATTTAGGCATAGAGATTTCTCCTTATCTCGTCGAGGGTGTCGGGATTGAACTTATTGGATGGCTCATAATATGGCTTGTAAGGACTATTGCCCTCACGCATCCAAGCACAGGCCATATATGTGTCGCACAGGGTCTTGACCTGCTCAAAGTTGGTGAATGTGACCGCATCAGCGATATCTTTACTGAAATCAGACAACAGGCCGTTACCGACCTTGGATAGGTATCCATATCTCGTATGGACGATGATATACTGGCGCTCGATAGGAATCTCACGCATCACTCCAGATAAGGCGATGTTCATATCACACCCACCTTATTGAAGCAACCTCTTCCGCCATTGCAGAACTGGTTCTCCATACACGTCCTCTGGATATACGTGCCATTCTTGATTGCATCCTCTGCATCCTTGCAGGTCTTATAATAGCCCTCAGAAATTCGGCAGTACGGAAATCCGTCCTTGTCGACAGTGCCGACATACCAACCTGCGGCAGAACTAAGTGCTTGGACAAGATGTCCACGAGCACACTTGATCTCTCCCATAATTTACCTCCTTATGTCGATATATCGCTCGATGGTGATTTCGAAGTGGTAGTAGATGCCCTCATTGGACTTCTTACGACCATAACCACTTGCGTGGTAGACTCCCTCTTCGAGGAGTGCGGTGCGGATCAGGTTACCATGGCGCAACTTAATGAGTTTGCGCACCTGCTTGGTGACTTCGGGCAACTGCACATTTTCAAATTTGATGTGATTGGTGGTGTCAATCGCTTTGTATATGTGGTTCATGCTGGTACTCCTTTCTATAATCTTTGGTGGTGGGCTGTTGCCCTATCACGGTTCCATTATACCACAGCGGAGCCGCCGTGTCAAGATACTATTTCCCTCTGTGGTGCTTGATTGCTCGGATAATTGGTACTACTACCAGACTCCAGATTAGCTTGATGCATACTGCCACACCGATTGCGATGGACAGTTTATATAACAGGGAGATCACTTGCCAGATTAACATCAGATACCTCCAACGATATCGCCCATCAGGATCATCAGGACGAGCCACGAATAAATGCCTACAGATGCCGCCACCACGAAGGTGGACTCAAGGATAATCCACAGAGTGGAGAACTGAGGGATACGGTATCTGCTACCGCCAAGCTTGAACCTGATGTCCAGATCCCTACCCTCGATGCCGAATTCCTCATATACGAATCTATTGAGCCTCTGGCGCAGGGTAATTCTGCGCTTTCCTTTGTACGATGCCATTTGTCCTACCTCCTATAGTGTTTATATCGGTTGTTCTCGACGATCTTATTAACTTCCTCTCGCATCCAATCCTCAAATTGGTCGAGTCCGCCGAGTTCATCGTATTTGTCTACCATGGAAATTTCACCCACTGCTTTCTGGCAGAGGTTACCTGCGTACAGCAGAGAGTTATCATACCATGCGACGTTTACTCCTCTGGTGATATCCTCATTGAGCCTCTTGCAGACCCTATAACATTCGTCCATGACGAGTGAGAGGAGTTCATCCTCCTCCCACTCTCCGTCATGGGTGACAGGGATCTTATACATATGATCCCTCCCATTCAATTCCGTGTGCCGTCAGATATCTCTTGGCGGCCTCGTCTACGATAGATTCCCATTCTTCCTCATGGTCTTCGAGGGTATCCCATCCAACGATGGCGGCGATTTCCTCGTCGAAGTCCTCTGCGGACATATCCCATCCCTGCTCGTCCTTGAGGATCTGGGATTTTAGCCCCTCAATCTGGCATTCTGCGATACCATCGCATTCAGCCTCGCCTGCGATAACTTCATCCCAGTTGCGGTGCAGGATCTGGATGGCCATTTCTTTCTTGGTGGTGTCCAACATTTGTTTGTCCTCCTTAAATTGGTGTGTCATGGCAATTTTCTGGTGCGGCACGATTGGCCTATTCGGTCTGGTATTCGACCTACATCCATTATACCACACAAGCTAGCCCTCTGTCAAGATAGTATTTATCTATTCGATGCTGACAGAGGACAGGATTCTATGGTACAGGTAGTTTCACTTGCGTCCGAGGTCTGGTGTCAGGCCGCATTCGCATTTCATTTGGTATCGGTACTTGTCAATTGTCTCAAGTCCTTTTGCGATGGGCATCTGAGGCATGCGATCGGTTTATCTCTATATTTCCTTAGTATTTATATTCTAAGGCGTGTGCCATATTTGGGCTAGGCTATATTTGGGCTAGGCTATATTTGGGCTAGGCTATATTTGGGCTAGGCTATATTTGGGCTAGGCTATATTTGGGCTAGGCTATATTTG